TACAGCCTGAGCGATCAACCGGGAAACTTTACGTAATCTAAGGAATGGCTTATGGACATGTTTTCTCGATTGGTTCAGTGGGCTGGATTCGGCTGGGAGGTTAATCCGGCTAGGGTCGGCATTAAAGATGCAATGGGCATCCCTCCAGCGTTCTTTGCCCACAACAAGCTCACTGGAGACTTCGCTAGACTACCGATCGACGTAAAAAAGGTCGTCGGCAAAGGGGCTGAAAACGACCTCAAGCATGATGGCTACAGGCTACTGAGGAAGCAACCGAACAAGATCCAGAGCCCAACGGTATTTAAGCAGCAGCTATTGAGCCATGCAATCATGCGGGGCAATGGCAGAGCGGCGATTATCCGCAATGGCACTGGCGTCGAGGAATTGATTCCAATGATGCCCGAAAGAACTTGGACCGTGATTCATGAGGGCTTAAAGTACCACGCCTACAAGCCCGAAGACCAAACCAAGACCGAGCTATTCGATACATGGGACCCTGATGATAACGGCTACATCGTTTTTCGAGACTCTGACGTTTTGCACATAAGCGGGTTTTCGTGGAATGGCGTCGATGGTCTAGGATTGCTCGACCTTGCCAACGTCGTTTTTAGCACATCGAAAGAGGCGATTAAGTTTCAAAATCAGCAAATCGCTAAAGGGTTTCGGGCAAAGCTTTTCCTAGAAGCTCCTCCGGCGATGTTTCGCAACGACACAGACGCGAAAAAGTTTATTGATGCGTTCAATGCGGCCGAGGCAGGTTCGGACAATGCTGGCAAGGCTGGATTGCTACGCGAAGGCATCAAGGCCAACGCAGTATCGATGAGCAATTCAGACGCTCAATTCGTCGACTTGCAAAAGTTCAATCGGGCGGATATCGGGATGCTCTTTGGTCTCGAAGGGATGCCCGGCGACGGCGAAACCGATTCGTACAATTCCAGGGAGCAAACGCAAATAGCCTACCTTCAATGCTTGGACCGGTGGCTAGTGCAGTTCGAGGAGCAATGCGACATGAAGCTCTTGACGCCAACGGAAATTCGGCTCAACAAGGCCTACTTCAAATTTAATACCGGTGCTATCCTGCGAACCGCACTCAAGGAAACCATCGATGCGTTTTCCGTGGCGGTATCGTCGCGGATTATGAACCCGAACGAATGCCGATCGAAGCTTGACCTCAACCCATACGACGGCGGCGAAGAGTTCATCAACCCGAATATCCAGCGATCAGGTGACGATGCAGAGCCAGAGCCCGAAGACACGCCAGAGGACGACCAAGAGGACACGCAGGAGCAAGCGCGAAACGATCGAGCCGTCGAGCAGATGCTGCGGGGCTTAATCAAGACCGAAGGAAACAACGCAATCAACGCATCCGGAAAGGCTCAGTTTGTCGCTTGGATCAGCAAAAAGTACCCGCAATGGGAGGCGAAACTGGCCGACAGCATCGAAGCAATCGGGCTCGACCGTGACTTAGCTAGGCTCCACTGCCAGGAATCAACACGAATCCTAGCGGGATTAGCGGCCAAATACGGCGGCGAATCGCTTCGAAAAGCCGTCGAAACTGAGGTTAAAACGTGGGAAAATCGTCTATTTAGCTTGAAAGGCTTGCAAGAATGATCGAAGTATTTAACGAAACCAACGAAATCCACCTATCGGGCGTCGTCGGCGATGGATGGGCAGAAGATCCAATCACAAAAGACGGCGTACTAAAGGCCCTCAAGGCTTTCGGCTCGCAGGCGGTGACGATCAGGATCAACAGCCCGGGCGGCGCAGCCGATGAGGGGATTGCGATCCGTAACCTACTCAGAGACTACGCTGGAGAGGTCACGACGGTCAATGACAGCCTAGCGGCGTCGGCGGCCAGCGTGATTTTCCTTGGGGGTTCCAAGAGGCTTATGGGCGATGGATCGCGGGTAATGATTCATCGAGCAATGGGCATGGCTTTTGGCAACGCGACCGAAATCAAAAAGACGCTAGCGGCGCTCGAAAGCTACGATCAATCCCTGGTCGAGATCTACGCCGATTTTCTCGGGAAGGATCCGGTCGAAATCCTAGCTTTGATGGATGCCGAGACTTGGTACAACGTCGATGAGGCTATCGCTTCTGGCCTTGCGACGGCTCGCTACGGCAAAGATAAAGACGACCGGAAGAAAAAGAAAATGTCGTCGCAATTCGATCAAGCTAAAGCGAATTTACTTCGGGCGCAAATGGCTCAGTTCAGCAAAGGGCTTGGGCAATGATCTACACGGTGGAAAACACAAGCAAGGCGGGCAGGCCGGTCGATTACATCCTCGACGGGTACGGCGACAGGATCGAGGGGCGTACCGTCGAGTGCAACACAGAGACCGGCGAGGTCACTCAGTACCGAACCAACGAAAAGGGCGTACCGATTTTGCATTCATCGGGCAATTTTTGCGTTAAGCGGCGAATGATTTTTCAAAAGCCCTTGCAAGTCGTTTTTTTCGATCGCTTGACAAGCCCAGTCCAGTAGCCTAGATTTATTGCGTCGGCCAGAAGCGTCGACAACTCTGCAACTTATTAGCGGCAGTGACTCACGGTAAAAACAGTTTGTTTCCCGTGGCAGTCATGCCGCTATCTTGGTTTAACGACTGCCACACAACCCACAAAGGGCAGTCAAGTGAAGAGTGCAACGCAGCTACAAAAAGAGATTGAGGCTCTACAGGCCAAAGTCGGAGCGATTCAAGCGATCGCCAAGGAAGACAATCGGGAGCTTTCGACCGAAGAGCAAACCGAGATTGATTCCATCGTCGGCGACGATAAGAACCCCGGCCAAATTACCAATCTTGCAACGCAACGCGAACGAGCGATTCGGATCGAATCCGCTGTCTCGAATTCCGTTCGACAGGTCCGAGAGACCCAAGCCGATTCTGAGCCAACGTACAAGCCGTTCAAAATTCCGGCGCGAGCCAAAGCCACAAGGCCACTCGTTGCGTTTAAGGGCGAAGATGCCGAAATGGATGCCTATCGATCCGGTCGGTTTATTCTCGCAACGCTCTACAAAGACGCAAAATCGGAGCAATGGTGCAAGGATCACGGCGTCCAAGCGGTAATGAGCGGCAGCGACGACCTGCGAGGCGGTACGCTCGTTCCGCCTGAATTCGAAACTGCCGTTATCTCGTTGTTCGAGTCCTACGGGGTTGTCCCTCGATACGCTCGCAATCAACCGATGGGGTCGGATACCCTTAGTGTTCCTAGGCAGTTGTCCGACGTTATCGCTTACGCAGTTGGTGAGTCTGACGAGATTACCGCAAGCGATCCGACGACCTCCCCGGTCAACTTGGTCGCTCGCAAGTTCGGGACCATGACCCGAGTGCCAAGCGAACTGAACGACGACGCGGTTATCAGCATTGCCGAAATGGTTGCTACGTCGATCGCTCGGGCTCAAGCCTTGCGGGCCGATACGGCTGGATTTCTTGGCAACGGCGAAGCAGCCAACCACGGCATCCAGGGGCTAGCCAATGTCCTCAATGCCGGATCCGTTGTAACGGCTAGCGTTGGAAACACGATGGCCACCCAAACCATCGCGGTATTCCAAGAGGCAGTCGGAAAGCTTCCTGATTTCGCAGGCATCAACCCGGTTTGGTTTTGCCACAAGGCAATTTGGAGCAACGTGCTCGGGCGGCTTCAGCTAGCATCGGGCGGCAACACGACTGAAAACTATGGAGCAGGTCCGGTCCCTGCGTTCCTGGGCTATCCAGTTGTTTTTGTCAACGTAATGCCAAAGACGATTACCGGGTCCTCCAAGTTTGCACACTTCGGAGACCTTGGGCTGTCGGCAACTCTCGGCGTAAGACGGCGGCTTGCGATTGCGGCGGACGCTTCGCGGTACTTCGAATTGGATCAAATCGCCTACCGGTCGACCATGCGATATGACTTCAATTGTCACGAGCGCGGAACGGCTAGCGAAGCCGGACCGATCCTGACCATCGTTGCAGCAGCCTAATTCACAACCAACAAAGAAAGACACAGGTGACATTTTGAACGACTTGCAACACTGCAAATTTGTCTCGGCAGTTAAGCCGACGGCGATTACAGATAACGCGACAGCTACGGCTGACGTTGTTGACTGTCGAGGCTTTGACTTCGTTACGTTTGTAGTCCAGCTAGGGGCTACTGACATCGCACTGACGGCATTGAAGGTCCAAAACTCGGCAACGAGCGGCGGCAGCTATGCCGACATCACAGGGGCCACCTTCGCAGGTGGTACTGGTCTCGGCGGGGCTACGCTAGCACTGCCGAGTGCGACCGACGACGGGCAGACTTGCGTTTTCCAGATCGACCTTCGCGGGCTCGATCCGTTTCTGAAATTGGTTGCAACTTTTGGCGATGGATCGACGGGCGGTTTTTCCGCAGCGGTTGCGATCTTGAGCCGAGCCAAGTTCCCTCCGATCACATCGACCGGAATGGCGGACGGCGATGTTTGCATCGTAGTCTAATGCGGGTCAAGCTCATTCAAATTTGGCAAGGTTTTCCAGTCGGCCATAGGCTGGAAGACCTGCAGGACGGCGTAGCGTTGATACTGATCGAAAGGGGCATCGCCAGTGCGATTGATACCGGAGTTAGTGACAGGGCCAACAGCGGACCCGATCACGCTAAGCGAAGCGAAAAAACAGCTAGAAATCGGCATAAGTGACACAACCCACGATACGCACTTGGCGGGCTTGATTCAAGCAGCTAGGGAGCAGTGGGAACACGATACCGATTCGGCTACTTGTTTCGCTACGTACCGCATCCGGCTCGCGCAATGGACCGATGGAATCGAGCTACCCAAAAGCCCGATCCATTCGATAACCTCGATTCAATACTACGATGGAGCCAACACGCTCCAAACCTATCCGGCGATTCAATACCAGTTACACGTCGACGCGGTGAGGCTCGCTTATTTGCAAGTCTTACCTGGGACGGCGGCAAGGTGGGATGCCTGGACGATAACCTATAAAGTCGGCTATTCCGAAGACGGTTCAAAAGTGCCAGCGATCGCCAAAAACGCCATGCTTATGTTGGTTGCTCATTACTTTGAAAATCGGGATATGCTGATGGCCGAATCAATGCAGACAATGAAGCCTTACGAGGCTCTTGTTTTGCGATACATGCGGAGCAGCTACCCATGAGGCCCAAAAACCAGCGTACCGGGGCCCTCCGCCACCGATGCACAATCCAACAGACGACAGAGACGCAAGACGCAAGCGGGCAACCTATCGTTTCGTGGTCCTCTTACGTTGTCGATGAGCCTTGCCAATTTACGCCGACGGCTGGAATCGAATCGATGAGGGGGCGGCAACTTGAGGCAGGCACGAGGGCAGTTTTTCGAGTCAGATACCGATCGGGCTACACGGTTCAAATGCGAGTTGCTTACCAGGGCGAAACCC